GGGGGAGGGGCCCGCCAATGCGGCCTTCGACATGGAAACAATCGAAGAGCCGACACCAAGCACGCTACGGGACATGTTGATAGCGCCAGCGGAAACACCGGCGAACACGGTACCCAATGCGGAGAAGAATGGAACCTTCTCATCCAACGAGTCCATGAAATTCACGAATTTCTGGAATTGGTTGTTGACGGCGCGAAGACCAGTCGCGCCATACGTCATACCATCCAGCATTTTGCCGAAATCAGTGGCATGGAGTTTCGCGTAAATCTCGACGGAACGCGGGCGGGTGAGCATGGCAAGATGGGCGCGGGCACCAGCCGTTTTAAGGTCGATGTCCATTTCAAGCTTCTTATAATCTTCTTGAAGCTTCTTGGCCTTCTCACGTGCACGGGTCACATCCAAATCAAGATTGACCTCATAGTGGTAGTTCTTATCCTTGCCAGCATGGAACGCAGCAAGATTCAGCTTGTCGATGGCTGACTTGTAATCCGTTTCGATGTCATTCGGAAGACTGCGGAATTTCCGCTTCAACGCTTCCAGTTCGCGTTCCATGCTTTTCGCGCCGTCGAGATAGACCTTCGCGTGGGCGTCCATCCCATCGATCTGCTTCAGACGCTTGGACACGTTCTCAAGAACGTTGACGACCTCGGAAACATCGTTGACGTCAACACGGATGTTCGCCTTGCTGTTGCGCTTCAACTGCTGCATCGCATTGTCAAGCTGTTCGACAAGACGATTGGCGCGAGCCATCGAGACATTGTTGGAACTGCCCAGAGGCTTGACCTTCTCGATAGCATCCTGCATACTGCGAATGTGCTTCTTGACGTTATCCAAAACGTCGATCTGCTTGCTCGCATACGCCGTGGTCAACCGCGTGTTACGTTTCACCGCATCCTGATACGATTTGCTTTTCAGCGTGACCTTGCGCCAAGCGTCACCACCATTGGCGATACGCTTGTTCATCGCGGAAACGGCCTTGTCGGAAGACTGAACTTGCTTGCGCATCGTTCGCAGATCACGCAAAGCGTCGGTCAGCTCGACTTTCGGGGATACTTTACGTTTATCAATGTCCCGAAGAACACGTTTCAGATCGGAGTCATCGCCACGAATCTCAACATTCTGGACGATGCCATCATCCTCGATACGCCTTTTCGCCGCACGCCAACGAGACATGTCAACGTCAGGCGTCACACGAACATCGAAATCGTCATCAGCGTACCGGGCGAGCTTACGGCGGAGTTCTTCGCCAAACCCTTTGGTATTCGGATAAATATCGATTCCAACGGAACCGGCGAGATACTCCACCATAAGAACCCCTGTTTTTCAATCACATGCCCAGAAACGCCTTCATCGACTCGAAGTTGGCGGAAACACGCCTATCAACGCCATCGGCGGCGTGAGGGGGCATAATCGGTTTGAACTCAGGATGCTTGCCGTCCTTGAACTGCAATGTGCCGGAAACCAGCAAGCCGACCTGATTGTAAATACCCAACAGCAGACTCGTATCCTGAGTGAACCCGTGAAAACTCAAACCGGAATCACTCTCGGACTCGGCGCGGGCACGCTCATCAGGATGGTTCAGCAACCATTCCCGATACAACGACTCGTCATAGCCGGCAAGCCCGCCGATAAGGGTCAAAAGAAAACCGCCGTCATACTCATGCATGGCGGCGGGAAGATTCAGATTGTAGAACCTACGGAAATCACACGTAAGCTCTACTTTGCATTTCCGGTAGGCGTCCTTGACGCTTCGGATTTTCCCAAGGACGCGCCATAAAATGCGTTAAGCAGCGTGAACACCTGCACCAGGACAGTCGGAGTCCTGCCAGTAACCCACTTGTGGTAGGCGTCAACGTCCTTGGCGATCTTCTCGAAGAAACTATCGCTGGCAGCCACCATCCTGGCTATAGCCAGACTTGAATCGACATCATCGGAAGTCTTCTTGCGGAACACGCCGTAACTGTCGGACGCCACGGCATCGACGACCATGAAATCGCATGTCTGCGCCACGGAGAACTCATGAGCCGGAACGAACTCAGGGCATCCGGCCAGTTCCTCGTGCTGTTCGACGAACTCAGCCAGCGTGTCAGGAATCTCCGGAACGGTCTTAACAGTGTTCTTATCAGTTTTGGAAGCCATAATCTGTAATCCCCATCAAAAAACCCATCTGCCAATCGTTGGAAAGAATTGCCCCCGCACGGATGGGTACATGCGGGGGCAATAGGAAATCTCAGTCCTTCGAGGTCAAACCCGATACGGTCTGGGAGGAATCACCCGGATTCTTACCACTGGAATCCGGGCTGGTTATTTTGACACGAACGTCTCCGGGGCGAAAATCTGGTACGCGCCAACCTCACCATTGGCACCGGCCTTCAGCACGCTAGTGGATTTCACGACAGCATTGAAGCTGAACTCCGCGAAATCCTCATCGGCGAGACTGACGTTATCGAACGTGAAATCGGTCTCCGGCAGATACAATCCGAAGCTCAGCTTGTCGGAATCATCGTAGGCGAGAACGAACAACGCCAGATGCTGCACCACGGGCTGCAACGGCACGACGATGCCGCCCTGATCGCCGGCCCAACCGCCAGTGACCTTCGTGATGGTGGCCGAATCACCCTGCACGGACGCGCCGGACACGGTGATGGTCGGGGCCTCGGTAGAACTCTTCGCACCGGCGACAAGCCACGTGTCCTTCGTGGTGGTGTCCCCGCCATCCTTGCTGAAGCTGATCTTGTTGTTGTTGGAGGTATGGCCGATATTCTCCCAATTCACGACGGAACCGCTGCCAGCGGCGGCAACAGTGCCACTGTTCAACAAGAACGAGGAAACTTTGGTTGGAAGAGCGGTCTTCGCGGGAGCCGTGAACAACGTACCGCGAGACGCCTGAATCAGACCATCGGCATTAATAGCCATAATGGTGCCTTTCTACTTGAAATTGATAAAAGAAAAGGCTTGACCGATACCGGTCAAGCCTTGAACGAATCGCGGGCAGTCACAACAGCCGACAGCCCATACTCCTTGACGTTCTTGCCTTGATTCTCTTTTGAATCAGACTGCCGCTTCTGCGCCGTCACAGACACGGTGCCGACCGTTCCAGCTGTCGTGGACTCCTCGAACGGCCAACCCTGCACCGTCTTATACAAGTGACGTGCAAAACCGTGAGGATTATTACAGTCAGCGGCCAAAACCGTGAACGTCACGCCGAAACGCCACAATCCACGGTCAAACTGTTCGGGAGCGGAAACATAATAGAGAAGAACCTGTCCACGTTCACCGTAAGCGTTCAAAGGCAAGTCAAGCTCGCTGCAAACCTTCACATCAGGCCACTCCTCGCACGGATACGCCCGATTCAACAGTTCATAAACCAACTGTTCCGCATCGATTGACTCACGAACGTCAATGGCAAGACGCTGAAAAATGTTGTCCGTCACAATCTCACCCGACTCAACGAATCAAACATGATATGTTTTCCCGGAATACGCGCTCTCGGATCACGAGGCCCATACTTGTGCTCAAGCCACCGGTTGAAATAGCCGAACTCCAAATGCGGAGCGACCTGCGTGCCATCACGGCCCATGACGGACATGACAATCTGATGATGCCAGCCGACTTTGCGAACGGAAACCTCGATCCTATCCGCAACGCTTGAATGCGTAGCGGCCTCATTCGCCTTCGCGCGGACGGCAGACACGCTATGCACGGCGGCGCGGCGTGTAAGTTCCGGCCCATACATCTTCGCAATATCGGTAGCGACGCTACGTCGAACCGTGACTCTTCCCAACGCCGCCCACCTCCTTCACCCATTCAGGCTCGGAAATGCCGCCATCAAGATAATCGCCAATAACAACACGACGTGCACGAACCTCCCAATGCCGGGAGAAACGAGAACCACTCCCACGCCACGTAGGAGCGCCGTCGGCATCGTAATAATCGCCCTTATACCAGATCCGGGAATAAATGTCACCGGGCCATTCCCTCGCAAGAATCTGCAAAGGAGTGACCTCTTCCAAACCGCCGGGGTTATCCGAAGATGGCGTCTTATCCTCAGCTCCAGAAATAGAGAACATGCCAGCCTGTTGCGCACGACCCTCAACACAGCAGATGACCTTCACGGGATCGCCAGTCTGCACATACTGGCCGCCGTGCGCGTCCTGAACATGCTTGCGAGGAATCACAACGACATAATCCGTGTCGAACAGCTGTTTCTGACCACCGTAATCGGTTTGGTCATCCTCGTAGAGGTAATGGCGTTCATTCGTATCATCGTCAAACAGAAACGCCATCATCAACCTCCATAACCGGGGTCGAAACCAAGACTGATGTGTGACATCGTGCCAGCGGATTCAGCGAAACCATTCAGAATCGATTTCTCAGCTTTCGACAAGAACAGCCGGGGACTTGGATCATAGCCAGGCTGATTCTGCTGCGGATCATGCTCCGTGTACGAGTAAGAACCGTTCGCTTCGGTTTTGAACCGGTTGAAACGTACTACGCGCAACACCATTTCGCATACGACCGACGCGAAATCACTTTCAGAGAGGCGCCCCTTCTTCAAGCGTGTCCGGACAATCGGGCATTCGCTCAAACAGATGAGAGCGGCCTTTCGGCATTGAGCGGAAATCCAATCAGTGTCGAAATGCTCTTCAAATGAATCCGCGTCGGCGGAACCGTAGACGCGCATATACTTCAACCAGTCGATGTTGTCGATGATTGACGTGCTCATACGCGCCTCCTAGATCATGCGGTCAGAACAGTTGCCTTCAAAGTGCTGTTGGACTTGACCAGCACAGGCAGGGCGGAAGCGTTCACAAGCGCCTCATAGCCCGGATTGGTGCCGGTGGAATCCAGCACGACACCGACCGGACCGGCATCATATTCACGAGTAATGCCATACACGGCCTTCTCCTTGGCTTGAGCGGTCGGACCAAAAGCGGTGTAGCCCATGGACGTGTCACCCAACGCCGGAATCAACAGCACGGTGTTCTCAGGGAAGAACGACTTGACCTTGCCCGGCAGTTCAATCTTCATCTGACGCGCGTAATCCTTGTACATGTCGTCAACGATGATTACGTCTCGAATGTCGGTCATCTGCACGAGCACATACTTGAGTTCGTCATCTTTCAACAGGTTCGGCAGTGAAGCCTTAGCGGTGGTCGGATAATAGTACTTAATCATCGCGGCGTTCTTAGCCAACGCACGCCACACCTTCTTGGTGGTGAGCATGATGCTCGGAGCGTCACCTTCGACGGCATCAATCTTGTCGGCCCAGTCACGCAAGTCCTGGACCGGATCGCCGCCATCAGCCCAAGTCTGACCAGTGGACTTGTTGATGGTCAAAGACGAATCACGCGCGTAATCCCACTCATTATCGAAAGCGGAACCAGACTTCGGGGAAATCTTCGCGTCAACGGTAGCTTCGACACGGTACATCTCCAAAGTAAACGCCAATTCCTTGCCAAGACGCACGAACGCCTCACGCAGATTATCAGCGGCGGTAGGAGTGGCAACCACACCATTCACTTCCGGGTCGATGGTGAAGCTCGAAGAAGCGACACCCTTTACGATATCCTCTTCGGACACACGGTGACGCTTACGCAACGGCAGCATCTCCGTATACATCTTCTTACCGCCAGCGTGAGTCTCATCGTACGGCGCCTCGGCATCATATGCGGAGTACTCAATAGTGTCCACCTCAAAACGCGGCTGGTTCGGAACCCAGCTGACGTTGACACCAGTCGGATTGTTCATGTCAGCCAGAATCTGACCGAACGGCAAAGCGGAAGTGGCACCCTGATAAGCGCCAAGCACGATGCCGGACGCTTCGGCAGGGGTAATGAAATCCTTGTTTACCAGAGCCATAGAAAAGCCTTCCTATATAAGAAAACCCGCCACAATGGGCGGGTTGGAAAATAATTGTTTAAAACGGCCGTCAGCCGAAAATACCGGCGCTCTTCAAAGCGCTCTTCAAAGCGGACACAGTGTCCTCGGACGGAGTGGCGATTTTCTTCACGCCGCCAAGAGCACTGGCGGATGCGGCGGGGAGAGTATAGGAACCGGATGCGGTCACAGTGGACAGCAGTTCGACATCGGAACCGGCACTGACGTCATAGGACAGAATCAGCCCATCAACCTTCGCGCCGTTGATAGCCACCGGCAGTTCACCCTTGTCGATCACGGCCATGTAACGCAAGCCGGAATCAACATACTGTTCCTTCAAACCCTTGCGGGTGAACTCGACCTTGACCTGAGACTCAAGGAAACCGGCAACCTTATTCTGACGGCCATCTTTTGCAGTCGGATCATACGGCCCAAAATTATTAGTGTTATTGATACGAGCCAGCGGAATGCCGGAATACAGGTATGCGACAGTGTTCTCATCGTCGATGGACGCGAAATACTTGGACTCGTTTGCACCGCCAACGAACGTGGACAAGTCAAGAGTGACCTTCTTAACACCGTCAGTAATACGGTTCAGCAGCCACTTCTGCTTATCTTGGGGCGCGGTAAAGTTCTCAGGATGAACCATAGCGTTTACCATAGGTTTACTCCTTCTTGGAATTAATCAACGAATGCTTAAGCCCAAACTCGTAGCCACTCTTCGCGTCACCCTGAGCGGGAGCGTGAACATGCGGCGCGGAATTGGACAAAGCGGTTTTCATAGCCTGTTTCCCCGTGTTACGCGAGGAATCATCGGCGGAATCATGCCCACCCGTTTCAGGTTTGCTCGGCATGAACTGAACATACGAATCGGCCCATTTGATGATCTCGTCAGGGTCGGTTTCCTTGCACAAGGCATCGAAAGCCTCGTCCGTAATCTCAGGATGGTGCTTCTGCGCGGTCAGCCTGGCGATACGAACCTCAGCGTCAGCGAGACGGCCTTCCGTGTCGGCAAGCTTTGCTTCGGCGGCATTGGCGCGATCACGATTCTCATACATCTTCTGCTCGTTCTCACGGGCCTGATGCTTCCACATGCCCAACTTCTCGGAAAGGTCATCCGCACCATTCTTTTGAGACGCCGTATTGGCGGCTACAGGAGAAGTGGCAGTGTCCTTCGGCTGCGCGTTCACGCCCGTTTCAGGCGCATTCGTAGATGCCGCCGTTTCAGCGGTATTGGTATTTTCATCAGCCATTAGGCTTGAATCCTTTCAATAGTGTTACGCGGCCTCGCCAAGCATCGACCGCATCTGGTTGAGCATGGTCTTCTGCCATGCCATAGCCTGTTTCAAATTCTTGGAAGGTTTGAACGTGAACGTTCTCCCCTCATAGCGGAAAGTCACCGGCTTACCGGCCTTCTGCACTTCCTTGTAGCGCCGGTTGAACTCGATTGCCCGATTCTCCATGCGACGGCATTGAGTCAACGTGGACTGACGGTCAGGCGTATGCCAAGCGTCCGAATCCTTCGACGGAACCGGATCAGGCGTATCCTCAGCATCCTCAGCGAGAAGCACGGGGCCAAGCTCTCCATGAGTGATCGTCTTGACTTTCACCTGCTTCAACGCGGACGCGGTAGTGCCACCGGCCTCGTCGTACAGTCGTTTCAAATCCTTCTGATTCAACTGGAATCCGGGGTCATAGTCGCTGCCAGCCGGTGCGACACCGCAATGGCAGTTAGCGTGCAACGGCAGTAGGTCGGCAGTCGAATACCAGCGGTCAGCAGCCACGACGCACAAGCCGCACGAGCCGGTCTTGGATAGTTCAGGATGCAACACCCTGCGGTATTCCAAAACCTTGCTACGCCGATACTTGTCAAGCGTGGCGCTCGTCTGCGCTCTGGACACGTCCTCGTCAACAGTGGTCTGCAACCGGTTGAACGCCTGTTCAAGCCACTTGTCAACCTCACTGAACAATTCATCGGTCTTATCAGGCCAAGACTGCGGGCGAATCGCAGGAGACTTGACAGCGGCGGAACGATACGAGTCAGCCGGACGCTGGGCCACAAGCCACGGGTCGGTATTGTCACGCGGAAACACGAGATTCGGCACATCACCCTTCGGATTGACGCCGACAATCCTCAACGTTTCATCCGCATAGGAAACACCCAACAGGCGCACCTGCTGAATCAACGCCATCTCCAACAACGCCATGCGAGCCGCGACGGCAAACGTCATGCCATCATTCCACCAGTCAGCGGGAGTCAACATATCCCACATCCTGCGCGCCTGACTCACATACTGGTTCACCAAAGCGGCACGAGCCTGTTCAAGCGTGTCGGACAACGATTCAAGCGTTTTCCCAGACATCAGGACTCAATCTCGCCTTCATCGACAAGCTCGACATCAACATTAGGCAAGCCATCCACAGCGGACTGGGTTTCATCATCCCAACCCGTAGCAGGTTCCACTGCGGCAACAAGCTTCGCAGTACCCTTATCCGACTGGCCGGAAACATTGAACTGGTCGGCAAGACGGTTCATATCATCCTCGGCAACATCCTGAGCCGTATAACCCATCTTGTGCGTGAGAATCGTCCTACGAGCCAACAGGCCGCTCTGATACAACAGTTGGCAAGCCTGAGCCTGCTCAAGCGAACTGGTCGTATCCATCGGCTTCCACACCATCTCGAACTCGCTCTGCGAAGCCTTAGACCCATCCAACGCCAAAGCCATACGAATCATACGGACAATAGGCTCAGCGTCAAGATCGTTCATGGTCTGAACCTTGAACTTCAACGTCTCACGCTTCAACTCCGCACCATTCGCGGAACCCTGCACGTCAGGCGAAAGAATGTCCAACGGAATGCCGGACACTGCGGCAAGCTGCTTCACGTCGGAAACGATGATGTTCTGCAAACCACCGGTATCGGTGGTCTGCGACTCCCAAATATCAACACCATCAGGAAGTTTCCACAACGCAGCCGGGCCAACCGCGAACGTGGACGCCAAATCAATCGGATCACCGGCCTGTTTCTCACCGTCGATGACTTCCTGATCCTCCTCGGTATACGTGGTCGGAACAGTACCCTTGATCGCACGCTGACGGAACGCCTGCATCATCGTGATGCACAGGCGGTCGAACACCTCACGGTCGATACGCTTCAACATCGGAAGATACGGCTCGAATAAGCCTTGACCGTCAACCGTGCTCAGCCGGACTATAGGCAATGAGTCACAGTCCAGAGCGTAATCGTATTCGTCGCCCTTACTATCATCCCACTTCCAGTTCGTGCCAGGACTCCACGCCTTGCCTTGATTGATGAAAACGGCAAGGTCCCCATCATCGGAAGGATTGACTACAGTACGTTCGGATTCTCTGTACGCCACACGCGAATACACACGCTTGGAGAACCCGTCATCGTCACGTTCGATACGGAACAAGGTAAGAGTCTCGACACCATGCTTGTCATCATGCGAATACATGATCGCCGCATCGTCATTGTTGGACATCCACGCTTCCCAAGGACTCAACGCCTTGATATAACGGTTTCCCTGCCCTTCTCCAACGAGAGCGAACGAACACCCGTAATCGCCCTTGTCAGGTAGTAGATGACGGCGGAGAATGAACGACAGGCCACACTGCTTGGCCATCTGGTCGGCATCGGTATCCTTCAACGAGGAATCCTCAACCTTACGGAAACCATTAGGTTGCTGCCGGTCGGTCACACTCTCGCTGATACGACGTGCGAGATTCACGACACCCAACTGGCGCATCAGTTTGTAAACGGGAGCCGCGTTCGGGTCAACACCCTGCGGAACACTGCTCTTGTCCACCATCTCCTTGCCATCCTTGAACAACTTCAACTCGGCAATATCCAAGAGACGGGAACCCCACTCCTGCGCCAACGACGTAATCACGTAAGCATCATCATCATCAATGGATGCCCCATCAATGATTAGCTGCAACTCTGCCACAGGGCACCTCTTCCATCAGTAGATTCTCGACGGCGCGTAACGCCGCTTCTCGTCAGCCAATTCCAAATACTTTCCACGCGCCGTATAAGCCAACAGGCCAGCCATGCACGCATCAATCTTGTCCGGCGAATTAGGAGACTCCTTATAAATCGCATAACCAGTACGAGTCTCCCGCCTACGCGCATTACGGAAATGATTCACCAATCGCGGATCGGCAAGCAACGCTATATCATCCTTGATGGGCTTCGACTTACGTTCAGGCTCCGTATACGGGTACCGGAACGCGGTATGAGCGTTATCCAACGCAACCTGCATGTCCTTATACCAGTTGTTAGTCCAGAACTTGATCTTGTCGCCACCCTTACGCGGCCCGACCTTCAACTTCTTCCCATAATCCTTCTCCCAGCCGCCAATCATCTGCTCGAAATAGGCGACATCAGCGAAGAATCCGACAACGTTGTAATTGTCCATCATCCAACGAACCATGCCGTCGAACGCATCACGGTTCACACGCCAAGTGGCCTTCTCGGGACCATCGGGCGCGGATTCAAGCTTTATCAGGAACAACATGCCATCGGACACGCGGCATCCAACAAGAGCCGTCGAATCATCCGACACGGAACCATCGAAGCCAAGCGTTATAGGCTCACGTTTCGTCACGAACCGTTGCCACGCGCCATCCAAACGAATCGAATTGAACGCCGTATGCATTTCATCCCGATACAGCATGTGGGACTGAATATCCGACTCGGTAAGCCAAGCGTCATGCACACTCGACAAAGTGTTGAAAAAATAGCGCATCGAATCAGCAGGATCGGAGTCAGGCTGGTAAATCTGGTCCATCTGACCATTCAGGTCAATCCACCCATCCTTCGACGGGCCAAGCTCACCATCCCAATACGTGTGACCTTCGGGGTCAACACCATCAGCATTCAACACGGTCATACGACCATCGGGCAATATCAGATGATCCTTACCGTCCGAACTCTTCGCACTCGCACCATACGCGACCTGCAAGGCGCGGAGAACCTTCTTCTCGTCAGCGAAATCATCCAAGTCGATATTCGCATACACATGGTCGAAGTAGATGCCGCTACGATGCTTGATTTTGCCCGAAGCGGTATCCCACGCATACTTGTACGATGTTTCAGCGATGGACTCTTCGCCTGGCTTGTACATGGTGGACGTTTCAAGAATCCACGGGTCTGCATCACCTTTACGTTTGCCGAGGTTACGTTGAACGGTCTTGTACATGTTGCGAAGCTTGTTCGTGTTGTACAAGTGGGTTTCATCACAGGCGGCGAACGTTTCCAAACCGCCATCCTTGGACGCGGCACCACTCGTGGTGGGAACAATCTCCCCACCCTCCGGCAATCCGATACGAGTACGGCCAACATCAAGGCCGACACCCTTCAACTGGCTCAAAGGGCCTTGATCGCAGTTGTAGTAAATCGAATCGAAGATGTTACCAGTCTGACCTTCGGCGGTAGCCAAGCAGAGAATCTGCGGCATCTGCACCATACGGCCGACAGGCTCACCCTTCGCATACGGGTAGACCTCGCCCAGAAACTCGTAAGTCTCCCCCTCTTCCGCCCAATGATCGAACCTGCAAGGAGCCAAACCCTCGAACGCGCAAATGCCAGCGGCCTTACCGGACTTGTTCTTACCCTTCGCACGCGAATAAAACACACGATTGAACCGGCGGGTACCCCACTCGGTCAACGCATAGGCGTGCAGCATGAACACGTACTCGTCCATGTCGAACGTCTCGGGCAAGCCAACACCGCCACCACGACCAACACGGAAGAAAGTCTCAATCCACCAAACCGCGAACATTCCCATCGAACGAGTCAAATCCTCGCCATGCAATTCGGGAATGCGCGTATGCATCAGGCACCACCGTCAATGACACGCAAACCCAATGCGGAAGCACGCTGCCTGTTCCGTTGAACGTTACGAGCGCCCTCGGTATCGCCCTCATACGCGGAAGCCTTCATATCGTCAGGCTGCGGAGCATCGAACTTCAACCTCACACGAGCCTCGGGCGTAATGCCCAACGTGGCCTCACGCTGACGAATCTCGGAAGCCAACATCCAACGGCCCTTAGTCTTCGGACGCCAGAAATCATCCTTCAACAACGCCAAATCCTGAACCGCGTACCAGTCGGCCTCAACACCCATACGCTGAGCCAACGGACTGACACGAAGCGACTCATACCACTTCTTCGTCCGTTCAAGCCACTCCTGCCCATCAGGACGAACAGCAGGAAACTCCAAACCCATCGGACTATCAGGCGCACGAAGAATCGGATTCTTCGACTTCTGCGCACCACGACCATTACCAGCCACAGCCAGCCTCACAATCCGCCCGTTTCAGGCAATACGCGAAGCTAGGACGTTCCACCCTCGCAACGCTTGTGAACCAGCAGACGATTCGCCAAAGTCGCACTATGCGACTTCTCCAACGGAACCTTCCACACGAAAGCGGCACCATCGGCACCACTCGAACCAACATCAACCGGCTCATGGCATTTCGCGCACAAGCCGCCACACTTCTCAACCACCTGAGAATCAGTAAAAGACTCAACAACAAGCTCGGACTCAAGCTCGGACACGTCAACCGGACGCACATACATAGTCGTTTCAGGCTTCACCGGCAACGACTTATCATCATCACGAGCACGCTTATACGCCACACGGCAACGCCCAGAACAAAACAACTGGTCGGAACGCTTCGGATCAAACCACGTATGGCATTGGGGACACATGCGCTGGCGCAACGGCTTCAGCGGAGACCCCGAATAACGGTCACGGTCGTAATGCGAACGACACAATCCCTTCGCGCACACCGGATTAGCGCAACCGGCAACCGCGCACATGAACTCATTCACTTGAAAGCCGGGTGAGAATACCAACGCTTCTCCCTCCGACTCCTACCCTTTGCACGACGAACCTCAGCAGACTCACCCTCGGTCTTCCGCTGATGATGCCAACGACACAACACCCACAAATTCTCAGGACGATCATCATCATGGACGGGATTACGAACCTTATGGTCAACCTCATTCCCATACCGTCCGCACAGGCGAACATTCCCGTAATCATCCTTGACCGGCCACTGGCACCTATGCCCATCCCGTTCAAGAATCATCGCACGGACACGCGGCCAATCAGGATTGAACCGTTCATCACGATGGGAACTAGACCACGCCACAATGCCTCCACAAAAACAGGGTTGGCCGGTGCTGAGCAGGAAAACACGCCAAATGGGAAACATCCCAGCAGGAAAAGTTCTCAGATCAACCAACCCAAGTGCTCCGGGAGGGATTCGAACCCTCACACCCTACAGGTAGCGCATTTTGAGTGCGCCGCGTCTACCATTCCGCCACCAAAGCAAAAGAACAAGCGTCCCACACTCCACCCACAACAGGAGCATGGGACGCTCGTTCAACCCCCAGAGAGCCATAAGGAACCAATGGCATCATCACAATGGCTTTTTACCGCCAGCCACGGCGCGCGGATGCTGAGGGAGTCGAACCCCCGGACCGTTCCCGGTCGCCACCTTAGCGAGGTGGTGCAATAAGCCACTCTGCCAAGCATCCAAAAGCAAGAGCCGCCACGGCGACTCAGGAGACTGTTCCCGCAGACTAGGCGGGTCAGCTAAAACTAGAGCCGCCACAAGACGACTCCGAAGACCTTTCCCACAACCTGTGGGTAGGCTGAGCACAGCATGTTGGACTCGAACCAACATCGACGGTTTTGGAGACCGCAATGCTACCGGTTGCACCAATGCCATATGTGGATGGTCACACCCATGAAGCGTAACCATCCACCGAGTCGCCGTTAACGGAAGCGTCCGCCGCTTTCATCTCCAGACAAGCCAACGCCAGCGGTAGGCGCTTGCCTTCGGGGGTAGTACTACTTCCCCAACGCGGAATGTGAAGGATTCGAACCTCCGGCACTTCACAGTGCGACTGCTTTCGGGACAGTTGCATTAAACCACTCTGCCAACATTCCAAACCCAACTTAGTTATTGTCCAAGTTGGCATGACAGCGGAATGGTGGACTGGCTTTTACCACCAACGGCAAGGAACGTGTATGTATATATGCACCCGTTTGGCCGTGCCTCCCCTTCGGTCATCAACCACCTGATTAAGGCAGGGAGCCTCTTATCCCCCACATGTTCCAGCGGGGATATTCGAGCAATACCATCGATCTCACAGGCAGCTACCCCCATGAAACCTAGAGCAAACCTCGGGAATCGAACCCGACAACCAAAAGGCTGTGCCAACATGATTGCAGACCAGCCCAAAATAATAGGTACGAGTCCATATAGGCCACGTCCGAGATAGACCAGTCGGACTGCTGACCGTACCGCATCTAGAATCTTCACACTCCCCTTGTGAGTGGACGGCCAGACGTTGATGTGGCTTAAGCTAGCTTCACCGCCATCAACATCAATCCAAGGAACATTATACACAATATGTAGGGTGCAACAACGGTTGCAACCACTAAATATGTGAAGACTTCGTGAGTAACAGGTAATCCAAAAATGTTCCAGCGAGCATTCAGCGTCAGCACTAGAGAGCCAGCGGCCCCGGCTTTTTGACCGGGGGGACACTCCCCTACCCGGGGGTTTGTTGTATGCGCAACATTGGTACACGTGTTCTATCGAACGTCTGTTCGCTCGAATGTTTGTTCGGTTGACGTGTTGCGTGTCGTGTGGTATCGCGCGGGCGCGTTCCTTTGTATGCCGTGATTGCGGGTGATGTGACTGTGCATGATCGTGGCCGTGTCGCGTCTGCGTCCGTCGTGCATGGCCGTCGTGCCTGTGGCCGTGGTGCCGTGTCCGTCGTGGCCGTGGCCGTGGCCGTGGCCGTCGTGCCCTGGACGTGGCCGCGTCATGGCCGTGACCGCGTGGTTTTTGTGTCGCCGTCGCATGGTTGCGACACGCCGATGGATGCTAGTGTTTGCAATGGTTTATGTGGTGTCTGCGTTGTCTTGGTTTGCTATCTGACTGGATAGCATGTATAGTGAGAGCCATCAAGCAAACGACAACGAAAGGAACGGAGATGAACGAGAGGCCACCACCACAGAGGCCACCACCGCAAGGCCGGTGACACGAAGCCCCCCTAACAGGCGTGGCATGGATGATTGACAACTGAAGAGTGGACGCGGCAGAGACGCGGCGGAATGCGACTAGGCATGATGCACCCTCACATCATGCAAGGCCGAACCGTCGTCGAGTCGCTAACGTGGCGCGGTGTCCGGCATGGAATTGTCCCGCGCTGTCTGAGTGGTCTACGATGGCCTTAATCCAAGTTAGGAGTAAGGGCCATGAGTTTGAAAGAATTAAGGATGAAGCGCGGTCTAACGCAACGTGAGTTAGCGCAACGTAGTGGCGTGCATCATGTCGAGATTGCGCAGATTGAGACAGGTAAACGCAATGTTCGGGCGGTGTCGCTTGATACTGCACTGCGATTGTGCGATGCTCTCAAGATCGCTAATCCGCGCAAATTGCTTGATTCTGATTCTAAGTCTTCGGCGGATTGATTGAATCCGCTAGGGCTAGCGTAGTCTTTATGGCACGTCTAGCCCACGAATGAGTAGAGCCGGATAGCTGCAACTATCCGGCTCAATTGCTCAGTAATCATTAACCAACTAACTAACTAAGCCCTCTTATTCTAGCAAGGGGGCTGGAATGGAGTGTCAAAATGTATACCGTTGATGAGACCTACAAGAATATCGAAGCCGAGTTCAAGCCCCGCAGCAAGTGGAACCAGGGCGTGAAGGAAACCGCACTGGCATTGCTTGATTCGCTCGACATGCCAGAAACCGTTCTTCCCGACCACTTCGGATCGCGTCGCGCGCTGTTGCTGAACGGCGCGGACAATTGGCGGGAATACAGTTACGGCGGGTGCGCTCTCGTGTACAACGTGGATATCGCCGCCCGGTTCTTCACCCCGTCCGAAATGCGCCGGTACATGGCAGACGGGCATGATGCAAGCATGGCGTTCCGCGGCGAGCCTCTGCTTGACTTGCAGGCGCGTGCCCTCAGCCAGGCGGAGCGTGTTATCAGCCGGTACGCGCGGGAACACTGAGGGGCAAGTCATGTGTGAGAAGTGCCCCATCGATCAACGTTACCCGTACTACGGTTTTCCTGTGACGCCAGATTCCCGCAAGCTGCGGGATGAGGCCGAGCGTTACCGTGAGATCGCTATCCGCTGTTTCGTTGCCGAAAGCGATTGTGCCGACGTGAAGCGGGCGGATGCGCTGTGGCGTGAGATGTGCCGTGCCGGTGATGAGGCGCGGTTTCTGTGCAGCAATGCGCGTCGTTTGGAGATGGAAGAAGCCCTACAGTGTCGGGCTATTGAATATCCCAATTGTCCTAATCGCAAGCGTATGCGCTGACTTATTCCAGGCTTTCGGGCGTGAGCCTATCAAATCACGCCCATATAGCCCGCGTTCGGGCATTACATTCCAACACAATCGAGGTGCTTTAAAAATGTCTTTTGTTACAGTTGATTTTCCTGATATTCGTGAATCTGATTCCGCAGAGTATGCGTATCTCGCCAACGTGTACAACACTACGTATTCACACAATCAAAACGCTTGGCGTTCGCCTGATGAAAACAGGCTTGACGGAACCACGTATGCCGCGTGGTGGTTGATGGATGAATACTATACGCGCGGTGAACATGCCATGATTGGTGAGTGCCGCCGCCTATTAACGAAACGTTGCCGTGCGGAACTGCACAGCGAACACAATAGAGAGTTTTGCACCGGATTCCACACGGTTGTTGATTCCGTTCTTTCCAAGTGAGGTGTTCGCAATGCGTAAGAAGATTACTCTGCTTGTTGCCGTGCTTGTTGGCCTGTTGGCTTTCGGCGTGGCTTGTTCTCCAGCGCTTTCCGATCAGCCGGTTGCCGATCCGCATGGCACGCCTGAGCAGCAGTGGACGTGGTGGCGCGAAACCTATGCCACGAAGGATTACAACCAAGCTGACCTAGCGAGCTACCGCGAGTTGTCCAATATCCCGCAGTGCTGCATGGAGGACGGTAGCACTTCGGACGGTTACGAACGTATTTGCGAGTGGCGTGGAAGCGTTGACGGCAATCATACCGGCACGTCATACGTTTTGGTTGACGGTAGCAAGGTTTTGGAATGGTGAAACCGCTCAGGGCCGTGCGGTGAACGGCCCATCAAATAATCAAGTTTCCATACAAGGGAGTTTTAAAATGTCGAACAAAGTTAACGGCCTGTGGGCCGTCAATTCGTCCAGTGTCTTCATGTTCTTTGATTCCGTCAACACGCCTAGCGTGTGGCGTTTCGAGATGAAGGATGACGTTGAATCATGGCGTATGATTCCTGGCGTGAAGAATGCTCAGGCGGTGCGTGGTGTTGCCGCCGTGTATCGTGCCGAGGGTGGCGTATGGCTTGACCCTAACGGGGCGGATTATGCTCAGGCGGTGCGTGAAATCGGTGACGTGCCGTCAATCGTGGAACGTGGCGGATTGATTGCGTCCGATGATTGCGGGGATTATACGGTTCATGGCGTGAGTCTTCCTGATGTTGACCGTGAGCGTGGTTGGGTGTTGTCGTGGGAGCATGGCGGCATGGTTGTGTCGCGTGACGTGTCGTTTCTGACTCCGGTTGAGCAAGATTATCCTGAGATGTGCGAGACGTATGATGATCTGCCTGTTGTCGAACCGGTGGCACCTGTCGCACAGTCGATTGAGGTTGTCGAACCGGAGCCGGTTACGGCTGAGATTCCCGAGATTCCCGAGATTCCGCCGCAGGCTGAGCCTCATGAGGTGGTTGCCACTTCCAGCGCGGTCATAGTGCGCAAGGTGGTGATTCCTGGCGGTAAGTCGGTCAAGGAACTAGCCGACGTGTTCGGCGCTTACGCGCATAAGCCTCGTGGTTTCCGTGATTCCACGGGCCGTCGTGTGGCGTATGTCGCGTTCGATGGTACCGGTGGTGTGATCGCATACCGTGACTGTTACACGCAAGGCGTTGATACGCGGCTTGAAAAGGATATTGCCGACTATCTCGCAAACCATAATCTCAAGCTTGCCGCATAAAAGAATTTGCCGCCACTGTTCTGAGCGGTGGCGGCGCCTTAATTACCTCTATCAAAAATAATTACTGAAGAATAGTGGGGGCGGTTTTTGAATCCGCCCCCATTCATGTGCCATTGTAGATCACTCAGTTACGTTTAACGCAGCGTGTAGCCAATTGTCCACCAATTCGGCTTCGTTGACCGGCTCGAAACACCATGCGTCCAATCCGACGTTGATCTCATTGTGATGCCTGCCGAACTCAAGCGGGTCATGCGCGTGCGTATGACCATGCAGGAGCAAAGTGTTGTTCACGTATGGTATCGCGTATTCGGCTAATTCCGGCGCGTTCCAATTGGTTGAGACTGCGCCTAGGGGTTTGCTTTGCGTGAAGTCTTCACGCCATTGGTAGTGGCTTAAAAATACCGTGTGTGGATTGTTGCCCCACACGTCTCTGATTTCGGTGATGCCGACTCTTCCGACTTCCACGAACACGCTTGCCAACTTTTCCAGCGTGCGGGTGGAGCTGTGCAGTTCGTGGTTGCCGAGAATCAGATGCCTGTTCTTGCGTGGTACATGCAGGTTTTGGATGCGCATTATCGCTTGGTCTACGCTCCACGTACCACCGGAACTGATGTCTCCGAGAATGTAGAGTTCGTCTTCCTCGCCAACATACGTGTTGATGCTTCTGATGATGTCGGCATCATGCTTCCGCCAGTCAACACAGTTCTTGAGCGGCTTATGCTCATGTTCGGCTTGTTGTTTGATCGATGCATCCTTAGCGTATCCGGGTAGCGCGTAGCCACGTAATGCAGCCACGAAAGGGTGAGCGAAATGCAAGTCACTGGTAAACCACTTCATTTGTTGTCCTTCAACATGTTCCTGTAGATGCGTGTCCCGGCTTTTATAGCAAGTTCCGGCGTACTGTAGCAGCAGGGTTCCATGCATGGGCCTGATAGCGGGTGAATCGTCGGGTTATCAATGTCGAGGTCCACGCGGCATTCCTTGTATATCACGGGAACGTATACGCCTTCATCCTCGATAATCATGATCGCACTGTACTTGGGTTTGTCCTCGTCAATGTGTCCAAAAGGCTTGAAATTCGAGAGGTCGGGGGACGGCTTGCTATCACTTGTAAATACGAATTTCTTCGTGCTTGAAGTGTCATCCACGGTTCTCTACCACCTTCCCGTACTGCTTATCCCACTTGTCCAATGCTTCTAAAATGTTCGGCAGTCCAAAATAGTCGTAGTATTGGCTGTAACGTTCGCCGCTTTTCGTCTCGAATGCGATGGTCAGCATTTCGGGGTCATCGCCACAGGTTTCGCAGACGCAGAATGGCGAATAATCGTAGCCGACTACTCGTACCGGCTGATCGTCGCTTCCGTCGAACAGTTCCGGTGATTCGACTTGCAACACGCGCATCAGCAGTTCGTTCGTTGATTTTCCAGTGGTGTTTTCCGTCATACTCCCCTACTTTCCGTTGACTTCGATTACCAGTTCCGTGTCACCATGAACGGTCGCCTTGATATCGTCATTGAGCTGATTCGACAGGTGCATGATGATGTCGGTGACAGTTTCGTAATTCAGTTTCGGGGCAATGGTGATGTTCCCATAGCCGTTGGGCACGGCTTCGATATTGTTGCTGTACACCGGCATGGAGTATTGCGTCGCTCTTAACTCCTTGAGTTTTCCTGACATGACGATTTCGCAATTGTCTAAAATGCTTATCTTCTTGCCTAAGTGCGTGGCGTTCAGATGGTCTGCTGTGATTGTCTCGCTCATTCCGCGTGGTCTCCTAGTTCTCGTTGGTAATTCTTTTGAAGGATGTTTCCGGGCGTGGGAATGTGCTGCCGTTGCTGTTCGTGATCCGTTCCAATTCCATGAACTCTTCGACCGACATGGTGACGCTTATGTTAGTGCAATCATCCGTTATCCTGACGTATTCGGTTGGCGTTTGATACAGTACGTCGTTTTCGTCATAGGACACGGCATATGTGTCGATGATTTTCAGGATCACGCCATTCATGACGTTCTCCCATGTGGTTATCAGCTGTGGCGGATTACGTATGCCCTCCGCTTCTGTCTTGTCTGTGCTTTCGTAGTGGAATCCGAGTTTTATCAGCTTGTCTATAACGGGGGTTGTTTTCTTGGTGAAGTCGAGTACCGTCATTGTGTCTCCTTCTGTGATTCTAGTTGATGCCGCTGCTGCCGAATCCTTTCTCGCCACGTTCGGTCGAATCCAGTTCGTTGACTGGCTCGAATTGCATGTGCGCGTATGGGAGGAACACGATTTGCGCTATCCGGTCTCCCTCATGCACTTCAAACGCATGTTCACCCATGTTTCTGAGGATTACGCCGACTTCGCCACGATAATTGGCATCGATTACTCCGGGCGCGTTCATCACGGTGATGTCGTGTTTCAACGCCAATCCCGAACGTGGGCAGACCAGTCCGACATATCCGGCTGGAATAGCCAGTCTCACGCCCGTATGCACGAGCGTCTGACTGCCCGCGCAGATGATCGTGTCCTCATTGCTTCTGAGGTCTGCTCCACCATCGTTCGCGTGAGCGTAACTGATGTTATTGGTTTTGCCGCTGATATGCATTTAGTCTCCGAACTTTTCGAGAATGAGTACGCCTATGACGCCGATAATCCAAGCGATTATCAGGATGATTGTGATACCGGCCAATGCGAGCAGCGGTATCCATATGGGTGCGAGCACCCATATCCACGGGTATGGGAATTGGCCCCCGATTTTCAGGAGTGCCAACATGCCGGACAACAGTAGGAGGATTAGCGTGCAGTCGATGTTGACTCGCATTATTAGTCCTCCGTGTAGAAAGTGAGCGTGTGGAGCTTTTTCTTCGCGTTCAATTGCTCTCCGAACATGCCGTACTGTTTGACTGGTTCGATCACGTCGCGCATGTGATGCGCGTGATAGGTGATGGTCTTGCCCTTGTCGGTGATGCTGATGATGCTCACTGCCGGTTGTCCTTTCCGACGAGTCCCCAAATATCGTCCACTGGAGTGGTTTGCTGCATCAGCATGTACACGTCCGCGATACGGTAGATGGGATGCCGCCCTTCCTTGCGTACCGGGGTGAGCTTGCCCCTGTGCGCCCATGATTTCAACGTGTTCGCGGATACGAGGTATCCAGCCTGTTGGAGTTTGCTTCTAATGTCCGAAGCAGTCCCCGTGTAAGTGCTGTGTTTGATCTTGTCTTGCATGAGTGTCCTCAAAAAGTTGATGTTCCAAACGTTCCTGCATCCACGGCATTTGACTTGTTTTGCCGTCTCGTCAGCGCTTAACGGCATGTTGCAGTCAGTGTTGGGGCAATTGCCCAAGCTAACCGTATGGCCTTGATTCAACAGGCGCTGGCATTTGTCGCGGGCGATGCGGATTTCAAGCGCGTACACGGGTGTTGCCGTTGAGCATAGACACGCGGGTTCGCCTTGCTTGGTTTTCTTCACGGCTATCCGCTGCGCCAACACGTTCAACGGATCGTGATTCAGGTATTCGACGCCTAAGCATTTAGCGAACGCGGATAGTGTGCCCCACACGCTATCATCCCGTTCGTCTCCCTCATACAGCAGGTCGAACACTTGCTCCCTCAATGGCGGATTATCAGAGTATCCTCCCCCGCCACCATCAGCGTCATGGTTCTTGTTGATGCGGTTCATCTTGTCGGTTTCCAAGTAGCCGATGTTCTTCGTGAACCATTCCAAGTCGGCTAGGAGCCGCTGTTCACATTCAGGGCAGAGTTGCCTGGTATCGTCTCGTTCACGCCCGCAACGCAACAGTTTGCAGTCAGCCAATCGCACGCCTTCCAAAATCATGGTATGTTGATTCCGCACCGGTGCCCGAAGGCGTGCGATTAATGCCGGAACATGTCTAGTATACCGGTTGCACCCAACCTTGCAACCGGTATTGGATTAACGTCTCAAACAGTCTCCCGCTTCCGTTTTCTCTTCTCGGGATGAAGCAGGTAGTAGTTGCGTTCGTAGGCCGCCTGTTCCTCACGGCTGAAATGGTGGAATGTCGGACGATGCGCAAGCTTGTATCGGCGGTTGCATTCCAAGACTTGCTCACGGTGGGCCATCCGCCACTGTCGCGTGTGCTCACGTTTCCGTGCGAGCTGTTCCGCAGTAAGCTTGACCGGCTTTTTCGACGCTTTCGCCTTCTTCTTTCCGACTGGCGGCTTCTCAGACGGCTTGCGCCTACCACGACGAAGAACCGCTATGTCAACCGCGAACATTTTCATGATCTCGTCGGCGGTAGGCTCATTCATTCCGTTTGCTCCAATGATTTGCAGTAGTCTTCTCGATCACGTACAACACGACGGCCTCATTGTCCAATGCCAGTGGGTTCGCTGCCGTGACGTTGATGATTTTCCACCCATCATCCAGATAGTCGATGAGTTTTGAATCATTCTGCACACGCACGCCGTTACCGTTGAACTTCGTATATACGGGGATTAGCTCATGTTCCATTATTTCGTCTCCCCGTCCTTGCCGCTAGCATTGTTCCAGTCGCAGGAAAGACCGCCTCCCCCCTTGTAGGTGTTGAAGTTGATGCATGTAACGGTTCTGCCGTCGTGCAACTCGATTCTGCACTCATAGGCCGTGAAGTCGCCTCGCACATCAATGCAGTTGCTACCGTTCTCAGCATCGTCAGCATCCGCTTCGTTCCCGCATCCGGCCAGTGGGAAAACCATTGTCACGGACACAAGCACGGCCATTAGCCCTCGTTGAATATTCTTGTTTCCTATCATTTCGTCTCCTTGATTTGCTTGATGATTCTCTCGTATGCCCGATGATGGAATATTCGCGCGCGTAAGACTGAGCATGGTTTCCAATGGAAAAGCTCGACTTCACTGGCGTACACGGGTAGGAACCATTTATGACAGTCCACGCAGTACATCAGGTCGGAGTGGAATGTGACCTTCGGATGCGGATGATCGCATCCGCTACCGCAGGATACCGCGACGAAGCATCGCACTGAGCTTTCATCCTTGGTGGGATACCCGTACACATAATCCCGTCTCATTCCGTCACCGCATGTCGTTCCACTTCGAGTACTTCCTTCGCCCGATCGATGAAGTCTTCCCGATAGCCACAGATTTCCCCGGCGTAATCCCACGCATCGTCTTCGTCCTTCGCCACATAGTCGCTTTCGATGCCGTCCCATGTGCGGCTCGTCCACAGCAGTTTTCTCGCCACGGCCTCCACTTCAACGTCAGACGGTGGTGCGTTGCGACCACGCAGGTACGCTTCCTGCAAATCGTCCGTGTCGCAGGAAAACCGTTCCTTGACACGAGTTCCATTCCAGTAGCAGGTCGGATACGCCTTCTCAGCTTCATCATCAGCGATGCTCAATTCGTTCTCTTTCCGTTCGCTTTGACCATTGCCCACAGGATTTCGCTTGCTGGACGCCGCCTGTATGACAGGTCGTTGTATGACTGCACGTGGCCGAGAATCAGTTTCGAGCCGGTCGAATCGGGGGTAAGGATCGCGTTCACGCGCTCGGGTACCATCTTCTGCCATACGATCTCGTCGCACAGTTCCTTCGTGCAGACCAGGTAGTTCTGGTCGCCGTAGAACGTCAGGCCGTTGCCGCTGGTGAAGTCAGCCATGCATGACTTGACCTCGTAGAACCCGAAGCAGCCTTTCTCCACGCTTGCGGGCACCGGTTCGCCGTTGACGTTCAATGGCTTGAAGCCCACGTAGTCCACTCGCCGATCGTCAGGCGTACCGCGGTCGAAGTTGACCTCGCTCGCCCAGAACGCGGTCTGATTCCTCAAACGCTTCTCCACCAGCTCGGACAGCATGGCGGTGGTTTCAGCCCTGCTCATTTCTTCCTCCTGAAGTACTTGTATTCATCGTGATGGAACAGGAACAGGTGAAGTCTCCACACCTTGACTGCCAACAGGCCCTTGAGTGTGATCGCATACCCGCCATGGACACGCTTCATGAGCTTCCTATCGGCCAATGATTCAAGTATTCGGGAAAGCTCTTGGTTCCATCGTTGTTGCCAGATGTAGCTCATCCCCTCAGCGATATACAGGCAACACATGTCCTTGTCGTATTGACTAATCATCATTAGCCTCCCTCTCAAGGATGTAGACGTTCGTCGCTGCGACGGCGTTATTCCGCAATTCCGTTGGTGGCATGGTATCCACCCGCAGAATCTGCCAACCCTCGTTCAGCAACTCTTCAAACACACCCATATTCATCAAGGTGCGCTCATCGCCGTAATCACTCCAAAAAAGTGGACAAACCTTGTACCGTTTATTCATTTCGCGTCCTCGATTGGATTGCAGTCATGTGGGGCCAGGCTTATGTCGCTGACCGTGCAGGCGTATGATTGATTTCCGTCGCGCATGATGATGGTTCTGGCGGTTGTCACTTCTTCCCATGTGCAAACGCAGAAGACAATGAATATTGCGGCCGCAGCCACCGCCATCAGTCCGATCAGCAGGTTTTCGGCGATGTCCGACCAATCCGGTTTCCATTTCATTTTTTCGCATCCTCGCTTTGATTCGGCACCTCACTGGGCATATTGCCGGAATAGCCAAGCATGGACCGGCAGTGGTCGATGATATGGTCAAGCAGTCGAGCTTGCATTATGACGCCATACACGAAAGCCTCACTGCCATCAAGCAGGTCGTTGGAATATTTGATTATCGGATTGTCAGACCGGATGACCGACTCCAAATCGGCATAGGCTTCTTCCGCATCCTCTCCCGGCGCTGGTTCAATGTCGGCAAGGATTTTCCTCCGCTGGTTCTCGCACCAGTCGATGATCTCGTTCAACGTCTTGTCTTTTTCACTCACGTTCGTAGCCATTGTTATTCCTTACTGCTCTTATCGTTCCTGTGGTTATCGTCATGGTCGAAGATGCATACGAATACGCCTAACAGCATGAGCACGCAGAGTATCGCTATCACACCCAATGTGATGACGATGAAAACGCTTGAAATGTTCCAGCAAACATCAGCCAGACTCATGATTTCCTCTCCTTGCGGAATTGTCTGATAGCATTTTCCGCGTCGTAATAGCGGGCGACAATGCGTACCCACGAATCGAACGCAGCTTCGGCAGTCTGACACACCTCGCCTTGAAGGCACCTAAGGTCGCACTCATACCGGTAGACAGTATGACGTGGATTGTGATACGTGCATTTGCCGGTGACAATTATCGGCGCGTGACCACAGTATGGGCATCTGAGGTAACTTTTCGGCTCCTCCTGCTTTTTCTTCTTCCGTCCGAACATCACTCACCCTTTCAACGGATATGGCGCAGTGGTTGGTGTAAGCGGGAACGCACGAGGATACAGGCATTCAAGCACCGTCCTCCACTTCGCGTAATCGTCCTGATCGTTCCAATAGCGTGGGATTAGGTCGCCATTGATGAACAGGGCGCTCCATGCTCCGTTCTTGTTCTTGCGAAGAAATGCGCCAGTCCGTGTCCGGTAGAAGCCCGGCTCTTCCGGCTCGTCGCGTGACGGTCTCTCCGGCAGAAGCATTTCAAGCTGTCTAAGGAGTGCCTGCGCATCATCGACGGTGAGTATCAGGCGGTTATCCTTATATGAGATTGCCACAGCATTTTTGTCTTTATCCCACCAATAAGCAGTCATTCGCTTCCTCACTATTCCTCCTTCACGTTGAAGATGCGTTTGAACTCGCGTAGCGAACTCTCATAGGCGTCGGCCTTGCCGTCGATGTAACCGTTTTTGCCTTTGGCTCGAAGCTCATGCGAGTCGTCATATCGGCTTTCAATCCACTTCGCATACTCGCTGATGCGATCATCAAGGTCAGTCATTGTTGTCCCACATTCCTTCTTCGTTGGTCGCATAGTTCTTGCATTGGAATATCCGCGCCAATTTCTGAGCATCCCTGAGAACCTTCCACAACGCATATCCCCTTGATACTCTCTTGCTTATCGGATAGTCGCGTGTGGCACGGAAAAGCCAAGTGTTCTCAATCACGTCCCAATGCCATAAGACCAATTCATATCCATTGAATGTCTCATCCGGCATGGTGTAGATATGACGGATGCTGACCGCGTATTGGTTATTCATCGCTTCACCTCGTTGAGTATGAGTATCGAATCGTATGCTCTGCATAGTTGGTTCTCACCACCGTTGAGACTGATGATGACCGGCTGGAACACTCCCCCGAAAAACAGTTGCACCATGCTGCCGCTGCCGTTACTGAACTTCGTGGTCATCGATTGGAGGAAACCGTCGATAGTGGTTCCCTCAACGGTGGTGGCTATCGCACGCTTGCCAGCGAGGAATGACGATGGCAGGTGCTGCCAGTCGGTGATATGGTCATGCACATTCATGGTCGAACACCCCGTTTTCCAATCGTGCAAGCAGGTCTTTGCCGAAGTTGATTCCCGTCCCGCAGACGGCATTCTCGATGTCTTTCGTATGCTTGTCGGAAGATGGGTTGTCCCGCACTGTCTCACACTCATGAATGAGCGTGTGCAAAAAGTTGGTAAGGTTGGTCAACCGACGCTCCGCACGAGATGTATCGTTAAGATTCACTGGTATCAGCGGGAAAGCGTCAGCATCGAACGTGCGTTTGACCACGCTCCAGTCCATCGTTTCCAAATCCCCGTCAACGAACAATTGCGCATCACAGTCGATATTGTGAATGTGCCAAGCGTCACCGTCATAGCTCAACAGGTCTTCACCATCCCGAGTCGCATACCAGCCCGGTTCGGTGGGCATATCATCAGACGGGTGCGACGGGTGCGCCTGATCGTACATGGTTTTCACTTGCTTGTAGATGTCATCCAGTTCCCTTCCGTCGAACTCCACGGTCAGGCAAGTGCCAGCCTTGTCAGTGAATAGATAAGGCATTGTTTTGAAATCAATGCTTCTCAACATTTCACTCTCCTTCTTCGTTGAACGATGCCTGTAGAGTGTCCGCGAACACCTGCAATGCGTCTTTGACCTTCTCGTTGAAACCGTCCGGCACGTCCGCCGTGACATGTCCCTGCTGCATGTTGTCGAGCTTGTTGTCCGTCTTCGTGTACATCGGCACATCCACTTCGACGGATGCAAGCTCGATCTGCGGATAGTCGAACGCGCGCACACGGAACGTGACCTTGCTCGTGCCGACTTTCACTTTGTCGCTCATTGGTGTCTCCTTGGGAGGATCGTTCTGATGGTTCTTGCCGGACTCTCATAAGCAGTAAGCACCTCATACGGCCTGTGGTGGAAGTCGGCTTTGGAATGTGCCGCGCCCACAGCTTCATCCAGTGAGTCGTACACGCGGCATGTGTGAACTCCCGTATCACCTTGCGGCCAGATGATATAGCCGGTCTTGCCTGTGAAAACATTCATTTGACCGTCTCCACCGTGTTGCAGCCGATGTATTCGCCGTTATGCTTCAAGCACGCCCATGTCACGTCACCGGTCTTGACGGTTTCCATCTGGAAGCCCGCGCCGGTTTTCCCGCTGGAACCGGCTGGCGATACGGTGGACGCGATGAAGATAATCGTCATGCAGATGATCGCGACGATGATTACCCGGTCCCGGTTCATCACTCACCATCCTTTTCGATTTCATTGATCTTGTCGGCCAGCACTTTGACCGCCTTCTTGTAACATCCCCACTTGATTTCATTCCAGAATGGTTCGAGATCGGCCCAGTTCTCGGCTTCTAGAATGCCGAGAAGCCTGATGGGTCTGGCTGTGATAATGTCGTTGTCCGGCCCGAGGTACATGGCAAGGAACGGCACGTTGTTATCGATTGCGTGCTTCGCATACCAGAGTGCTTTCTTGAGGTCTTCGACACCGTTCTTGTCGCGCCACCGGTAGCAGTATTTAATTACGTTACCCCAGTCGAAGCTGAGCAAACTGGATAGTTCGATGCATTCGAACGGGCCATCCTTGTAATGCGATGGATTGATGTTGTCAGTCATTTGATTGTTCCTTTGTCGATGAATATTTGCCGTCTGTGGTGAGATACACGAGTCCATGCCAAGTCCGTACCGGCACTTCCAACTGGTCTTGAAACGATTTCACACACCAGCCGTTCTCATAAGCGATAGTCGGATGCATGTGAACGAAACCATGACAGCCCGTCGTACCCGAACCGCAAAGCAGAATCAGATTCTGCACTTGATGCTTCTCCACCCTCGTGCATTGGCTACGGAGTTTCCGATGATGCCGGGAACCGCCAACCGCATACAAGCTTCGGCCGCAACGCACGCAACGTCTCCCATCACGATCATCAACCATGCGGCACGTCTCCTTGGATGGATTGTCACTGCTCACTGGGGTTCTCCTGGAACAATCCCTTGTTGTCTTCGACCAATTGGATGCCCTCACCTATCCATCTCATGACAGGAACCGCCATCGAATTACCGAGCGCCTTGTAGCGTGGACTATCCGGCGTGTGCTTCTTCCCCTTCCACGGAATATCCGTCCATCCGTCCGGGAAACCTTGAAGCCTTTCGCATTCCAACGGCGTCAACCTGCGAACCGTCAAACCATTCATCGAATCCTCCGTATGCAGAAACTGGTCATTGTGCGTGCTGAGCGTGGCAGAAAGCTCGTCCTGCCCGAGGAATCCCTTACCCCCCCGCTCCGCCACCGCGAATCTTGAAAGTGAAAACCACTAGTCTCTCCTATTAGTTGTCGGATAGATGAATGGGGCATCCTTTCCGGCGTGAGCCATCAATGTCGGAGAAAGATCGAATCCTTGTGCGGCATTCGCCTGAGTGTCCGCGCGACACATCACTCTCTCTCTCAATTTGGTAGACGGCTGGATTATGGTCAGTAGTCAAAGTGGGACTGACTTCGCCAATCGCCAGACTCCGGCTCTTCTCACCCTGGCTCCATTTGAACGCCTTAATCAGGGGAACATTGTTGCCACCGGTACCCATGTGCGAGATGAGCGTATTCGACACGTCGGGATGATCGCTGACCTTGAACCGTCCATCCTGCTGATGGAAGTCCAACATCAATCCCCCAGCGTCCGAATCTGCGTCTCCAACGCCTCCCGCAGTTCCCTGGGTAAGGCTTTGCCTCTTCTCTCGGCTCGACGTATGATCCCAGCACAGGCTCTCGCGCTCAAAAAGTACCGGCGCGGCACGCCGCCAGTCTCGAGTGTTGACGACAAGGAACACACGCTCGCGCCGCTGGGCCACACCGAAGAACTGAGCGTCCAACACTCTCCATGCACCCCCCCATCAGGCCAGAGTTCGGCCACGGCCTCAAGGAGCGACTGGAAAGCCCGTCCGTGTTCAGCCGACAGAACTCCGGGCACGTTCTCCCATACGATCCATTCCGGATCAATTTCTGCGCAAGCTCGGAGATACTCGAGCATGAGCTGGCCGCGAGGATCGTCCAGAGCCTTCCTGAGTCCGGCGATGCTGAATGCCTGGCAGGGGCTTCCTCCCACAACGACATCTGCTGCATGGTGGTATTCCTTCCAATTAACTTTCGTCATGTCCCCTAAGTCTGGGACGTTCGGATAGTGGTGTTTGAGTACTGCTTTGGGGAATGGTTCGATTTCGGCGTATGCGACTGGCTCCCATCCGAGTGTTTGCCATGCGACAGTTGCTGCTTCAATGCCGCTGAACAGGCTGATGTATTTCACTAGGGTTCTTCCTTCTGGTTTAGCTCATTGGCTTTTTTGACGGCTGACGCCATGTCGGTCACGTCATCCTGCGATTGGAGGTGCAAGGCTTTCAACGTGTGTTCGCAAGCCCAAGTGTGGACGTGTGGCTTCGACGGTGGGATACCACCCATTTGCGCCCGGTTCTCACACCAGCCACGCCATAGGCGTATCCAATCGCCCACCATGCGCGTGACGTCGTATTGGCGTGTGGCGAAGGCGTCCCAGCTGTTTTTCAAATCCAAGTTCGGATACGTGGCGCGCATCATGCTGTTGGCTGCCGCCAATTCTCGTGAGTCTTGGAACATGGCAAGTGTCATTTCTTTGGAAGAAGAATAATATTCTTCTTCTTTCTTTTGGGTTCTGGTGTTCTGGTGTTCTGGTGTTTGTCCCGATGTCACACGCATGTCACGCTGTGACACTGCTGTGACAGTGCTGTGACCACGGGATTTGCTCTTGCGTGCCTTCGCGTCGGCTCGCGCGTGCATGACCTGCTCTTTGGTGCGATTGTGAGCGGTGTAATCGTGGATTATCCAACCGTCATCGACCTCTTCGAGCATTCCCTCGTCCACCAGCGCCTGCACCTGCTCCTGAGTGGCACCGATGTTGGAGAGCATGGCGCGGCGCGGCACGAAGCCATCCGTGAGCCTGTCCCCGCACAGCGAGAGAGCCATACAGAACACGCCCACCGAGTCAGCACGGCCAATGCGCACGAGATCACGCACCTTGTCGTTGTCGTAGAAGCCGTTCACGAGCTGCACGTAACCACGCCTTGCCATTAGTCCTCCCCTCTTGTGATGCCGTTGTATTCCATCCAGATTGCTTCTTGTCTTGGTGTGGTGACCGGCAGGCCGTCACAGCTGAAGACGATGCCGCTCCCCCAGTGTGGTTTCGCCATCGCGTCCAGGGCTTCAGCGATTTCAACCAAGTCCGGTGGCGGGTCAAGTTTCATCACAGTTCCTTTTGCAAATGATTTCCAAACCGGGCTGATACCGGTAGGTTGACTGGTTGCTGTAGTAGGCGTCCCAGTAGGCTCCGTAGTGTGGATTGTCGGCAGTGCTTTGGTATGGGACTGCTTTCCTGTCCTGGAGGAGTTGGACGATATGGCGTCCCTTGTCGGTCAGTCTGAGCGCATTGCCGGATACCAAGCCGCGCCGTCTGAGCGCTTGAATCCACAGCCACGGTTTCTGACCTGCGTGGGGTTCCGGCATTCGACCGGTACGCCATATGCTGACAAGCGCCTCATGCTGTTGGCTGCTCAAATGGATGCCGTTGACGTTGACTGCTGGAAAAATCATCGTCCACCTCCGAGCGGCAACCCACTGTTCAACATGCCCGCCAATTCACCCAACGTGAATCGGATGAACATTCGAGTGCCCGAGTCAACGCATTCCACAGACGGTTTGGCCGGTAGCAGAGTCTCGAACTTGTCCCACACGCTCAGACTCGTGTAAGCGGGTTGAGACGCGATCCACTCACGCTCGTCCATCACGTCAGCATCGAACATGCCATCGGCTTGTATGACGAACGGATATTCAGAATCAATGTCACCAGCCAACAGTTCAGCCTTATCGAAGCATTTCACCATCGGCACGTTCGGATTGGCGAACGTCGAAACACTGATCGGCCGCCCCTTGTAGTACAGGTTCTCAACATGGTCGAGACGCTTATCGTCCAACGCCCAAGCCAAGTAATCCCAGACACGCAGTTGGAACAGCATCTCACCGGTATTCAGGCTGGTTTCCGACATCGCTTATCATCTCCTTCGTGTTTCTGACGAGACTTTCCAACCCGCCGTGAATGTCATGCAAGGGTTCTATATGGATTTCCGTATGCGGCTCATAAGGATTGCCGCCGTATGTCAACGGCATTCCCTGCCGACGTTTGACAAGCCGTTTCGCCCGTTGTCCCCATGCCATACGGTCGGGTTCCAACATGGCGCACAACGTGAGTTTCACCTGCTGGTCATCCACGTAGGCCAAACCGTTCAACGCATCCTTGACGAGCTTTTCCAGATTGTCCAAATCCGGTTTCCCATGACGCCCCTTATAAAACATGAGAATCATCAGCACGTCCCCGTCCAATGGTTCGGCATGAGGGTAGAACATGTGGAATTGGTTCCTCACCAGTTCCTCGGCATCCCTCGTATGCTGAGGGGTCACAGCCCGATACCCGTAGAATCGTGGACGGCCCTTCGCGACGGGTTCGCCTGGAATGTCGAAATCATAGGTGGTCATAAGTCCCATATGCTCGCGTCTCCAATATCCTCCCAATAGTCTTCGGCTTCCGACTCGCATTCAGGACAAGTGGGGCCGTAATATTCGACCCCATGCTTGTCACACCATGCGGGTTCGGTCATCCCAGAAAGCGGAACCATCAGAACAGTGTCGCCTCTCCAAGCTTCTCTTCAAGCTCGCGCATCAGATTCACCGACGCATCCCAATAGGAAGGCTTCAATTCAATGCTCATGCCCTTGCGGCCAAGTTTGATTGCCTCGTACACGGTCGAGCCGATGCCACCAAACGGGTCGAACACAAGCTCGCCCTTATTGCTCCACAAGCGGATGCACCGTTCGATGAAATCCAATTGCAGCGGGCAGATGTGGCGTTCATCGGTATCCTCACGGCCAAGACGCTCATTCAGCGTGTTGGTCTCTCGAATGTTCCACCAGACCGGCTGCGCCCAATCAATCCATTCCTCGTTGCTCACATCATTCTTGATCGGCACCTGATTGTCGCCAGGTTTGCGGAACATCAGCAGATAGTCAGCCAACGCGGGACGGCTCATACTGGAATCCTTGTTCTTCGTGACGAACATGAGAGCCTGAGCCTTCGTGCGAATCGCCTGAGCCTGTGGATTCTTGTTCACGGTGACTTCGCCGTGGAAAATCCAACCGTTCTCCACATAGGCGCGGATAACATCACCACGAAAATCAGTCAACCCGACAACGCCATCAGCGGTCTTCGTGGTCACAACCTGCTGCACATGCACGCAAGCGATACGCCCAGGCTTCGTCACCCTTAACAGTTCGCGGATGATGTACCCGTAGTTTTCGATGAACTCTTCACGGGAACCGTTGTTGCCTAAGTCGCGGGTTGAATCGGAGTACACGTACAGGCTTGCGAACGGCGGGCTGCTCACACTCAGATCAACACTGTTGTCAGCCATTTCCGCCATGCGTTCGCACGAGTCACCAAGCCATAGCGTCCAATCCTTACCTTTGGCTTCATCGGTCATATACATTTCCTCAACCATCATGCGGCCTTTCCGAAAGAGTTTGATTCATTCATCGTCTTCACCAGCTCGTCACTCAAATGAGTGGCCTGCTGTTCCTTGCGGGTGATGTTCTCCGCTATCTCGCGTTCCAAATCGGAAACCACCACATGCACGTCAACCACGCGCTTCTGTCCGAACCGGTAGCAGCGGCGTATCGACTGGTAGTAGGATTCCCACGAATCGTTCAAACCACAGAACGCCATTCGAGCGCAGTTCTGCCAGTTCAAACCGAACGATGCCATGGAACCCTTCGTGATCAGCACCGGAATGTTCCCATCAGCGAAGTCAAGGAACGCCTTGGCCTTGTCTTCCGGCGACATGGAGCCTTTCACATTCACACTGCCGGGGATAAGCCTGTTCAGCATGTCCGCCTCGTCGTTCAATCCAGCCCAGATAATCCACTGTTCTTCAGGTTCGTTGTTGACCAGATCGACACACCGGCTCACACGGTCAACAAGCGTTTCCTTACGGACTCTCGCACGCCCGCCGACGCCACCAAGGTCAGCTGCGAACAATTGGCCTTCCGGGATGCTGCCGTGATAGGCGACAACATCAACGGTCTGATTCAATCCGGGCAACTCATATCCCGCATCATCACCGCCAATATCGGACGGCTTGCGCAATGCGATGGCCCATTGCGACATCCACCGCATCATCGGCTTAACCGCGTGACCTTTCAAACGCCAAATATTCCCGTCATGCACGAAATACGTGGCAAGCATCTTCACACGGGTGGCGTATCCAAGGAACTCGGCCTGATTGCATAGTTCCTCCGGGTCGTTCGGTGCCGGTGTGGCGGTACAGGCGAGACGGTATTTCGTATCCCTGAACGTGTCGATCAGCATTTTGCGGGTCTTGCCGTCCGACTGTTTCAGAATCGAAGCCTCGTCCAATACGACCGCATTGAATTTGGACACGTCGAGTTTTGGCACACGCTCATAGTTCGTGATGTTGAATCCGTCCGACACTTCCGACTGGTCATGCACATAACGCACTTCCATGCCGATTGCGGCGCCTTCGCGGATGGTTTGCTGGCATACGGCCAACGGCGCTAGAATAAGCCCCGTCCCATGTCCGGCGCAGACTTGCCGTAACCATTCGAGTTGCATTCTGGTCTTACCAAGACCCGTATCCGCCCATACGGCTGCACGTCCTACTTTGCAAGCCCATGTGACGATACGTTTCTGCCAGTCGAACAGGGATGGGTGGAGCTGCTGCGGGCTAACGGTGATGCCAGTCTCCTGTTCGCGCAGCTCCTTTCTTTTCAGAAACTCCCTATATGGGATGATGTTTGCCATGTTGGTTCCTTTTCTTGTGGGTTAGAAATCAGTGTCGTTTCCGAAGTTGCCGAACGTGGAAGGCTGATTGTTGTTCGCTCCCCACGGGTCGGCACCCTGCTGTGGTTGCTGGGTTGGCTGTTGCGGCTGTTGGAAACCGTTAGACGGAACATTATTCGGACTCGGATTGAAACCGCCCTGCGGGGCCGCCTGAGCGCCGCCACGTTGAATCCTCTGCACTTGGGCAGTCGCATTACGAAGGCTCGGGCCGATCTCGTCCACGCGAAGCTCGACCACAGTACGTTGAGTCCCATCATTGGCCTGATAGGAACGCTGCTTCAAACGACCTTGAGCGATCACGCCCATACCTTTGTGCAAGGATTGAGCGACATGCTGCGCCATGCCACCCCATACGGAACAGTTCATGAACAGCGTGTCACCATCCTCCCACTGGTTCGTCTGCCGGTTAAACCTACGGTCAGATGATGCGATAGTGAAATTAGCCACGTTCTCACCATTGCTGGTGGAGCGCAGTTCAGGCTCCCTAGTCAGATTGCCAATGATCGTGATAACGGTTTCTCCAGCCATTATGCGGCCTCCTTGACTTCTTCATTCTTTTTGAAACTGTTGATGAACAATTGGGCTTGCCAGTCGGTCAATCTTGCGTAATTCACAGGCATTTTGATACGATTGCCGATGGCTTCGGACTCGCGTCCTGCCGGAATGTTCCCTTGAGCTAGGAGCGCGGCCACCTGTTTGCGTAGTTCCTCGTTCATCGGATTTCCACGCTGATAGCCCGCCAACTGTCCGTCATCATCACTGGTCGCCAGACAGAACAAGGTGAGCAGACTGTAGCGTCGAGCATACGTTTCCGCACTCCCGTACCGTTGCATGAACGGCTGTTCACGTTTGCCAGCGGAATCGCCAACAATGATCGGAACGGGTGCCGCGTATTCGCTCCAAGACTTGCTGAAATCCTGCCAATAGTGGGTAACGACGAACCCGTACCCGTTCGGATATTGGGGAAGATTGTTGTAGTGAATGTCCTGTTCGACGCGGAATCCCAACACTTCGGTCACATAGTTGACCACCGAGCCAAGGTCTGCGTAATCGTATCCGTAGGCTTTACGATTCTTTGGAATCACATTTCCCATTGGTCATCATCTCCAATCAGATGGTTCATCTGCCAGTCAGTGAATCTGATAGGCAGAGGGGTTTTCGGCAATCCTTGGTTGAGCATGTCTTCCAACGGAATATGGTTCTTCCAGTAGAAGCTGAGCCCGTCCAACGCTTCACGGATCTGCTTCACGGCGACAAGTGAGATTTCAGGGTCGTTTTCGGATAGTTCCCAGATCATCCAGTCGTATGGTTCCTGCTTCTCCTGCACGACGAACCTGAACCCCATCGCACCCTGGTATCCGGTTACGAGCCGGTACAGCATCATGTAGAAGGCGGCTTGAATGTGGTAGCCGAACTTGTATGCCGAACCAGTGAAGTCCTGCACGTCATGGCCGGTGGTCTTGTAGTCGTACAGCCACATGACGCCGTCCATGCCGGGATGGTCGGGTAGCCAGTCGGCTTTGCCTTTCAGTTCCAGCCCAGTGGCCGGGTCGATGGCGAACAAGGCGATTTCCGATTTGCCTTCCACGAGACTGTTCATGTCCGGCGCGTAATCCACCATGTTTTGAAGCTTCTCATAGTCGGAACCGGAAAGGATTACCAGATCGTCCGATTTGGCTTGTTCGGCTTGTGCCTTACCGGCTTTGGTGCGCCCGTCGAGTTTCCTTTCGACCTTCGGGCCACTACCGAGAATGAGACTGTGCGCGGCCTTGCCGAACGCCAACGTACTGTTGTCGAGAGGGTTCAGCTTGTGCCATGCGTACGCTCTTGGAGACTCCATGAACTTCTTCAAACCAGTCTGGTCGATTGCCGGATGTGCGAAATACTCCTTGTCCGGCATGTCAACCATGCTGGGAAATTTCACTTCCGTCATGCTTCCGCCACACTCCGTTCCATAATGTGGGCATTATTCCGGTAACGCCACTTCCTGTAGCCCTGTTCGACAAGCGGGAACAACGAGCGGGTGTAAATGACGGCACCATTGCTGTTCTCTTCCAACAAGTCTCCCTTACCGGCATTCAGAACCACGTTCTTCACGACTTGGCCCAGTCCGGTGAGGTTACGCTTGGCGTCTTCTGGATGCTGTTGGGTCATGTATTCCCTGAGCGTGATACGGTAATCCGGTTCGATTGGATGCCAGTCCGACACGTCCAATGGTTCCGGGATGGTGTCGTCCGCCAGCAGGTAGGTTCGTCCGAACAAGCTGATCTCGTCCGGTACTTTCGTGTAGGTTTCGCCATTCACGTTGATGGTGTCCATGAGAGTTTTCCTTTCTGTGATTGCGTGCTGGTGGATGGAGTCGAACCATCTGACCGCCGATGAATCGAACGGCTGAGATAGCAGCGGCCACGTTCCTTGCACCAGCAGTGGTTGACGGGAGAGAGTGTGTATGTAAGCGCCTAGAGAAATCGGCTTTGGAATATGATTTTTTAGGCTCCCCCGTCAACCGGGTTTTCAATTATGATGGGCCGTCTCTCGACGGCTTCGGACGTGGGCGGGAGTCGAACCCGCGACCCGTAGGGGAAGAAGAACCAGAGACCCCGAGTCATCCAATCCACGTCAAATCCCCAGTCCGGCAATCGCACTAACCGGTGGGGACAGTGGCCGCAACAGGAGTCGAACCTGTTAGGATTCACGCCAATGAATGATGCAAAACCGTTGGAACCCGACCTGAACGGGTTCACGGCCAACATCACGGCAACAGGAAATGTCAAAACCTGAATGCGAGATGGATAAGGTGATTCATGAGTTGTCAAACTTAAGGAGTCCGGCATGAATCCCACAACCATGTGCGGCCAATGCGCCTACGTGATTTGCTGCGCGGTATTGAGTTCGTAGGCGCGTGGATAATATCTGTTTTCAGTTATGGTCCCCACTGGCCGACGAATGAGTGAACGTGGGTATCCTGCGGAACAACCCGATTTTTGGTTGTTTGTTTGGACTGTCAGCCAGCGGGAAGTCTTTAGTCGCGTGGCGCGAATCTGACGATCAGCCACAATGCGGTGGCGATGTACACGCCTTCCACCATGAGCGCGGCGGTGGTGCTGCCGCCATGCCAGGTGAGCATGAGTGTGGATGTGACGATGAGGGCGACCACCGCGAGGGCGAATTTGACGCGTCGGAGCGGGTAGTTCGGCTTCCGCCGCTTCTTCATTGCTTGCATGTCTTCAAGCCAGTAATCATGGTCAGTCATCGTTACCGTCTCCCGTGTTCACTCGCTTTAACGGGAAGGCTTCAGGCGGGAGCGTTTCGCAGACAGTCAGCCACTTCGCATACTGTCTATTGCCATTCCACATGTGATTAGCCGAGCAGTCATCCCATGTGCGCGCCGACCAGTCATCATCGATGTCCTTAAGCAGGAGCCGACCATCATTCGCGGTGGTATAGAAGCCCCGCTCCTTCGGCTCTTCAGGCAGTGGCTTCTGTTCGGCTGACTTGTCGAGTTCCATGAGTTGGCTGAGCAGGTGGTTGGTCTTCTCTTCGTCGTGTTCCCTGTATGCTTCGATGAGGTCTGCGAGGATTTGTTCTCGCTGTTGGAAGATGTTCATTTCTTGTCCTTCTTCTGGTTGAGTTCTTTGAGTGTTCGTCCGATTTCGCGGCGGAGGTTCATGAGGTCGGTTTTGTTGAGCATGTGTTCCTGGTATCCGTCTGCCATGTCGAATCTGAGTCCGATGAGGCAGCTGTGGTCACTGCTGTGCGTGCCGTCCTCGATGATTCGCAGTTCGAATGATTGGCTCATCGCATGTTCCCCAAGTCGTCGTTGAGGCTGTAGGCGAAGTTGTCGAGGGTGCTTTCAGGGATGTCCGCAAGGACTTCCTCGCCGTCCGCGTGAAGCTCGATGAGTTGGCCGCTCTTGTCTTCCTGGATGCGGATGGCGTAGCCGGTGGTGCCGATGAGTTCGATTCGTGGTTTCATGGTTTTCCTCGATTCCGGTGGTTTCGGCGGGTTAAGCAACTGGCTCATTTCGGTTTCCTTAGGCTTTGAATTGTTTGATACTGTCAATCGGCTGGATGAGGAGCATGACGAGGTTTTCTGGTTCCATGTCGAGCATGGATGCCGCTTTTTCGATTTCGTCTGTCGAGAGTGGCGTGCGGCCTTTGAGCCTGTTGTTTACGGCTCTGATTTCGAGGTCCCATGCTTTCGCTAGGTCTTTCGGTGTCTTGTCGTGTCTTGCGAGTTCCGCTTTGAGGTTTCTGCTGGCTGTTTCCGTCAGACCGGCCATTCATCCTCCTCGATTCCCTGTTTGGTGAGGCATGCGCGCCAGTCGTGCCAGCCGGGGCCGCGCATGTGGCCGCACGGGTAGTGGTCGGGGGTCTTGGTCTTCTTCGTGCTCAACATCTCGGTTTTCCTTTCGACGGTTTTTAATATACGTAATTACGAAGTTTCTTGTATTCGTAATTACGTAGTCTTCACGATTTATGCACATATGACTACGCAATTAGCTATAATTTGAAGCATGGGAAGAAAAGCACAGGAGGTCACGCATTTCGCCAAGCAGGTCATGGACGAATGCGTCAGGCTCCAAAAGCAAAGCGGCATGACCATCAAGGAATTCGCCAAGGCCTGTGGCTTCGGCGAGGTCTATTGGTACACGAGGGCAAATTACAGCCTCCCGCTCAATCTGAGTGACCTTGAGCGCATTAGCGAAGTGACCGGCGTATCCATCGGAGACATCGTGATGGACTCCAAGCGCCATGCCGTCGAAGCCGCCGAGAGGAAAGCGCAGGCAGGCGGTTATGGTCTTGCCGCCTATAACGCTCAGGGCAAGCAGGAGGCGATCGATGGAGAGGCTGGGCCGGATTACGACGAGCCTGCCTGACCTGCCGATCGACCGGCGCATGACCTACGGTGCCATGCGCCGCGCCATTGTCGGACTGCCTGTCACCGTGTCCAGCGCCATCCTGCCGGACGGATTATGGGGCTGCTACGACGCCTCCACAGACGTAATCCTCATCGACCGGCGACTCACGTATACCGCGAAAAGATGCGTGCTCACGCATGAGCTGCTGCACTGGAAGCATGGCGACACCGGTTGTTCGAACGATCGTTCGAAGCAGGATCGACGGGCGCGAACGCAGACCGCCCTCACGCTCGTCGATCCTGCTGAGCTTGCATTGCTCGAACACATGTACGACGATGACCTATGGTCGATAGCAGACGAGCTGAACGTGACCATGCAGGTGCTTGCGGACTACCAAGCCACGCTCAACGTCTCACCTAACGGACGAATCACCTTTAGCGATACCAAAGAAAAGGTTTTCAATGCGTAAAAAAATCATTGCCATCACAGCTGCGACGCTTCTCCTGGCGACGGCCTGTAGCTGCGGAAGCCAGCAGGAGCCGGATTCCACGACGGCCAAGACGCCGGGCGTCAGCACGCAGCAGTCGAAGCCACAACAACAGGAAGACGAGAAGACGGCGCAGAGCTTTGTGGACGAGTTCAACGCGAACTCCTCGACGCAGATAACCGACGTCGAGAAATTCACGCCGAGCGATTCGACCGGCCCCTATTATCGGACGGAGTATCGCACCGGCGCTTTCTCCGACGCGGACGCTCTCCACGGGAGACTGGGCCAATCGTCAGTGGACGTGCTGGTCTACGGGGCAGTGCTCGGATACGGGGAGAACGATATGATCCGCGTCTACGTCGATGGGCCACATGATGAGATCGACAGCGTATTCCCCATCATGGCGAAGATTCTTGACCCGTCGCTTTCCGATCAGGACATCCAAAGTCAGATGGCGAAGGAGTATCCGTCCAACGATCTGCTTTACGCCGATACGCATGAGTTGATCGAGCGGGCTTATGTCGATGGCGATCATGCGTTTCTCGATGCAAAAATCGGCTAGGCGCTCTTGAAAAGAATGTACAGATGATTCCGTGCCAACATGATGAACTCGACATAACGACACAAGTCCTCGGAGACTTCCGGCAAGTCATGGCCGAGCGTGTCAGCATCGTCTGAAGCATAGAATCAGAGGAAAGCAAAGGAGAATGATCATGGCGAAGAGACCACAGCCCGCGCCGGGCGCGATCTACGAGTGCGAAAGGCTTGACGATCCGTTGTTTATGGGTATCCGCCTGTATGCGAATCGGCTGGAATTGGATGTCTGCACGACGTACCTGCACCGGTATAAGAAGACCGAAGCTTACAAGGTGTCTGATTTGCAGGGCGTGACGATCAAGAAGCGTACCGTCACGTGGAGGTACAGTGCGTTGCGCTCCTTGCCCCTGAAATTCAAGAAGGCCGAGGACGCGCAGGAATTCTACAATGCGGTGAACAGCCTCTGAAACGAACGAAGCCCCACTATTGTGGGGCTTTTATATTGCCTTATAAGTCTTTATAAAGCTTATATTTGCTTCAGGCGCTCGAATACCTGTGCCGTCTGTGCGGCATCGTCGGCGGCCCTATGACGCTCCGTCTTGGCGATGCCGAAATAGCGGATGAGGTCGAGCAGCCTATGGCGGTCAAGCTGCGGCAGGAGTGTCTGAGAGATTTCCAAAGTGTCGTAGAAGCTGACGTCCGGCATGCCGGAGATTGCGCACAGCACGGATAGCACGAGGTAAATCAGTTTCTTCATTGTCCCCCCTTCTCATCTTTGCTTCAAGCTACCGCAGATGTGGATTGGACGTGCTGATTTTTTCTTTTTTTGGCACATTGCCCCTATAAAAAGAATGTTACCAATCTATATATTACTTATATAGATGGTACATATAAGTATTGGTTTCGGTATTTATACGTACTGCCAGTTGGTACTTATTTGTCTACTACCAATGGTACAAATAAGTACAGGTAAAGAAAAGCCCCTCCGGCGCTGTCACACCGAAGGGGATGAAGAAAAGCGCGAGCATTTCTCCACTTGCCAATTTACCAGCAGGTGGGGAGGAAGACATGGAAAAAATGGGCTACCGTAACTTCAACGCAATCCGTCAGCTCGGTCAAATGGGCAAGTTCTCCAAGATGAGGGCTGACGGCACTCTCTCCACAAGCAACTCGGCACTGCTGCTGCTCACCTACATGGCCAGCGTCACCTATGACTGGGACACGGAACGTAACTGCCCAACCCCTGACGCAAAAGCCAAGGGCTACCCATGCCGATACTACAAGCGCGGAGCCGAAACATTCGCCTACGACTACGGCAAGCTAGGCATATCGCCAGAGCAGGCCATGAGCGAAAACGCCCAGGAATACATCGAAAAGCGGAAAGGCGCTGCAAACCAAGAATTCAAACGCTCAATCACCACCTTGAAGGACTGGGGCGTAATCAAGCAGCTGGAACATGCGAAGAACGGAAACCCCGCCGGATACTTGTTGCTGCTTGGCGACGACGAGGAGAATCGTGCCGTGGAACGGTGGGCGCGCCAATGCCTCGGACTGCCGATGGTCTGGTGATTCCGTGCCCACATTTTGCCCACGTTTTGTAGAGAAATGGCGTGATTTGGAGTGAATTGGAGTGAATTGGAGTGAATTAGGAAAGTCTGAAAACCGTTGGAAATAAAAGGAAAACCGCCATTTCTGGCGGTTTCCAAAAGTGCCTCCAGCGGGACTCGAACCCGCAATCCGAAGAGGTCGATTTTAAGTCGACTGCGTATACCGATTTCGCCATGGAGGCTTTGCGCCGGCCAGAAGAAAAAGCCGACGCCAAGCTATTATGCCACG